TATTCCTGGGACTTACTGCATATGACACACAAAAGATTCGTGAAGAACTCAGTATAGAAACTAGCGATAGTGCAGAAGTGCGTGGCGCACTGACTCTATACATGGACTTTATCAACCTGTTCTTGAACCTGTTGCAGTTGTTCGGGGATAGGAAATAATTGTGACTGACCTAGCAACGGCGTTAGAGTCGCATGACTGGAGTTTAGATGGTTATGCAACAAGACCGCAACTGGATCAGTTGATGAAGTCTCATGCTGATGTTGCAGAAGCAAACACACTATGGGAACAACATTGTCCCTGGAGCAAAACCAATGGTGGCTACATTGTCTGGGCCGCTTGCATTACTAAGTAAAGGAGCCAAATCATGGCAACATGGACGCTAAAAACGCTACACAAAAAGTCTGCTGTTGAACGACAGTTCTGGTACAAAGACGGCAAAGTAATCATTCGTGAAGAAGGTTATCGTTGGGGCGAGTTCTATTGCGAAAGCGATGAACAACCTGTTATTGAGCCTGAAGATGGAGAATACAATCTAAGCGAAAGTGATTATGATTGGGAACTGTCAAGTCTTGACGATGGATGTTGGGCTGATTGGACTTTTCCTGAGGACATGACGGAAGAAGAACAAGCAGAGATTGAAACAGCATGGGATGAAGATTACTTTGATGGCATGGAAGAACTAGGTTGGTCAAACAATGACACAGATTACATCTTACAAGGACCGCTAGAGTTGACTGATGAAGAAGGCAATGTTGTATATTCAGGAGAAGAATGATGATGGGTAAATTTTTAGAATGGTGTAATCGCAACAGTAAATCAATTAGCCTTACAATTGGCGGGTTGAATCTACTGTCTGGGCTAAGTGCATTGGTCACAGGTAACTATGCACTTGCCATAGTGGGATTTACAATTGGTGGCGCTCTTATGTTTGACGCTTATCGGGGATTCAAATGAGTGTATATCTTATCAAACCCTTGGAAAAGAAAAGTGTTCAGTGGGTGGTAGAAATGTTTCGCCAAAACGACAATGATACTGTCAGTTGGTTTACCATGCGTGAAACATATCGATGGGGACAAGGATTTATTGAAGAGGATCTAGATTGCAATCTTCCCTGGAAAGAAGACGACATTGCTTATGCTCGAACCGATTGTGGTTGGGGCTGTGAGTTTGACGACAGTATAGGAATCGAATGGGAATTTAGTGATGATATCACTGAAACAGAGCAACAAGAAATCAAAGAATCCTACTACGAAGGTGGCGCCGCCTGGTTATTTGATGGCGAACACGAATGGGGTGTCGAGGATGATCAGGTTGTGATATATGCACCTTTTGAGATTAGTCTGTGTGAAGATGATGGTACAGTGATTGAAGAAAATATTAAATTAAAACCTCGCCCCGCTGCCAGCAATAACTGGCCATTTCCAAACTAAAAATGAATCAGATATATCATATCCAATCTCTCAACGGAGATTTAATTGAGTATTTTTTTGATCCTGATTTGGTAGATAGTTGGTTCCCAGAGAATCTTGATAAAATTAATAATTTAGGCCCAGTTCTAGTTGACATTGTTGATAAAAAGCAATATAATAGCATGAACAAGGACAATACATGAAATGGTTTTGGAGATATCTTTTTAACAAAATAGATAGAGTTGGCTCTGATTGCGAGGCTGTGCCTGCTCGTAATATTAGCAAACACAGTCGACTAATGAATAGTACTGATGATTACCCAGACGGCGGCCTAAATATACAAGTTAAATCTGCTATTGGCGGTAAAATTGTAATCTTTAGGAACTACGATCAAAGAACAGATAGAACAAACCACACAACTTATATTATCAACAGCGATGAGAATTTTTCTGAATCACTAGGTAAAATTATAACTACTGAAAGTCTTAAATTATGAATCAAGAGCAACGAGAAAAAATTGATAGAATTAAACAATATGCAGAACGAAAAATCTGGGTCACGTTCCGCAAAGAAGGCATCCACAAGTATCCGGCAGCCTTGGAAGACCCGCAACTAGCAACAGGAGATGAATATGATGTTTCGTTTTTGGGCTATCCTCATCGTCATATTTTTCATTTCAGGGTTTGGATTGACGTATTCCACAATGACCGAGATGTGGAGTTTATACAATTCAAGCGTTGGCTCGAAAAATTGTATTCTAGCAACCAAGGTGTACTGTCGTTAGACTACAAGAGTTGCGAAATGATCTCAGACGATCTGTACTTGCAGATTGCCGAAAGGTATCCTGACCGTGCGGTCTGGATTGAAGTGGCCGAAGATGGTGAGAACGGCGCTTTGATCAAGTATGAAATTTCTCGCTCAAGTTTGTCAATCAAAATTTAATAGGAAATAGTATGGCCAAGCCTACATTTAAAACCAACCCTCGTCTTAATCAAATTTTTGAAGAGCTAGAAAAATTTCTAGATTTTTGTATTAGATTTGGCTATCGTTACAACGAAACCGATTTGTATAACTGGAAGAGTTATGCATGGCAACAATACAGCAAACATGCCCAAGGCAAAAACGCCAAGGACATGTGGACTGCTGACACAAGACCTTAAGGGTTAATATGAGAAAACTATTCTACATGGGCTTGGAAAGTTACGAAGCCCGTTACACACTACAACTCACTGAATGGAATCGACGTGTATTTGAACGTCGAGGCATTGATGTAGTGTATGTTCCTGGATCCACTATAGACAATACTAAAAGTATTAGTGTAGGACAGGTTTTAGACGCACACGGGCGCAGTTACTTTGGCATGAGTCAGATGATGAATCTTGTACAGCTGATGCGTAATGGTGAATGCTCAGGAAAAGATGTTGTGTACTTTGAAGACATGTTCCAGCCAGGCATTGAAAGCTTGCCTTATATCATGAATCAGATTCCAACAGAACAAAGACCTCGTGTGTATGTTCGTTGTCTGGCACAGGCTATTGATCCCGACGACTTTGTACATGTATGGGGCATGAGCAAGTGGATGAGTTTGTATGAACAAATGGTCAATGAATTTGTTACAGGTGTACTGGCTACCAACGAAGAAATGGTAGCCCACATGCGTATTGCCAATTGGACTGCACCTATCTACAATATTAGCGGTTTAGCATTTGGCAAAGAAGAAGTGTTAGAACGCATAGGTGGCACAGCAAATATCAAACCATTTGCCGATCGTAAAATGCGGGTAGGGTTTGCCGCAAGATTTGACCAAGAAAAGCAACCAGGTTTCTTTATGGACCTGGCTGAACGTGTTCAAGAAGAACAGCCTCAGATTAGCTTTGCTATCTTCTCTGGAGGTCCGTTGCGGTCAAACAATAATAATTATGTAAAACGTGCTCGCAAATTACAAGCTAGTGGATTACTTGAGATTCATGAAAACTTAACTAAAAATGAGTATTACTCTCTTCTTAATGACACTCGTGTTCTTTTCAATTGTGCTCTTCAAGACTGGGTGTCAAACACAGTTTCAGAAGCTGACACACTTGGCGCTAATGTGCTTTACCCTGCTTATCGTAGTTTTCCAGAAACATTTGCTAACGACCTAGACCGTCTGTACATTCCCTGGAGTGAGGATGATGTAGTTAGAAAACTTAATAATCTATTAGAAAAATCTCATCATAACATTGGTCTCATCAGTGACTGGAACAACGGAACTATTGATAGAATCTGCGATATCATGCAAGGCAAAGGAGAGCAATGGAATCGTGCAGGCAATCGATATCGAGACCATGTGGCTGGCGCAAAATATAAAGTTAGGAAAGTTGAATGAATGTTGACTCTTATAAATTAGTAGTAGTTACTGGTGCTGCCGGGTATATCGGTGGACAAACAATGATTTCGTTAAAGCGGTTAGGGTACATAGTTCTTGGAGTTGATCAGAATACGTTGCCCAAACATTTAATGTTGGTACCAAATCAATTCCATCGAGGGGATTTTGCATCTGAGGAAATCATCAATGTCATCGAGGCCGCCAGGCCAGCCGCGGTCATTCATTGTGCAGGAACTAGTCTAGTTGGACCCAGTGTTAAGAATCCAAAAGAATACTGGAATAATAACATTGCAAAGAACATACAATTTCTGGATAGAATTTGTAGTATTCCAGCAGAATATCGTCCCAAAATTATCTTTAGTAGTAGTGCTAGTGTTTATGGTAATCCAATTATGACTCCTTGTCACGAAGTTGATCCTTGCGAACCAATTAGTCCATATGGAGAAACAAAACGGGCTATGGAATGGATTTTAGAAGGATATAAAGTAGCTTATGGATTAGAATATGTTGCATTCCGATATTTCAATGCCTGCGGTGCAGATAGTAAAATACAGCACGGGCAAGCACCCAATGCAACACACATTATTGCTCGTGTGTTAGAGAGTTTACGGGATGGTCAAGAATTCACTCTCAATGGTAACAATTATCCCACTGCTGACAAAACCTGCATTAGAGATTACATTCATGTTGAGGACATTGCACATGCACACATATTGGCAATTGATGCAGAACTTCCTAGTGGGACTTATAATCTTGGAACCAGTACAGGATCAAGTAATCAGGACATTATCAATTCAGCAGAAAAAATTACAGGATTAAAACTACAGGTAAAAATAGGTCCACAAAGAGATGGTGATCCGGAGATCCTGACTGCCAGCGCAGATAAATTTAGTTCTTTAACCAATTGGAAACAGCAGTTTTCACTAGATGATATAATTAAACATGCCTGGCTTTGGTATAATAGAAAACAGTAAACTTTGGGTATTTGGACAAAGTATGTCCTTGCCTTACAATATTGGGTCACCCGAACATGGATGGCCCAATCTTCTTAGTAAAAAGCTAAATATAGAGTACGAAAATTATGCTCAAGCAGGAGCAGATAATTTTTTCATTTATCATACGTTTTTAGAAAATCTTAACAGAATTACAGACAACGATTTGGTAATAATTGGATGGAGTCACCCATCACGAAAATCCTTTATCATTGACAATGATAACCCAGTACACACAGAAGCTATTAAAAAAAGTTTAGTGTATACCACCAAAACAAAACAGTTATTTCGCAGTAATAACAATTTTCTTAACACACAAAAAAAGTGGTCAACATTGACTCCTACGTCAACTGGGATCAATTTTTATGATAATTGGTTTGACAATTATTATTCGTTATACGAACAAACCTGCAATTTTCTAAGTTACACCGATAGTGTAAAATTGCGGTGTCCTGGGACTTATGTTCCGTTTTATTTTAGCAAAGAAAGCACACAAGATTTAAAACTTGTTGGTGCTGGATATATGTTGGATTTCATTGTTGACAACAATGTTGCGATAAGTAAAAATGATTGTCACCTTAATGATTATGGTCACCAAATGTGGTCAGAGCATATTTACAATTATATAAAAAAATCAAAAAATGCATAATGTTTACTTACTACAGCCCGCACATGGAAATGTGTTTGGCGGAACCGAAGGGTATTGGTTGCCGTATTCTGTAGGATGCCTTTGGAGTTTTGCTGTACAAAACCCGGTGATTAAAGATAACTTTGCACTTAAAGAGTTGGTCTTTAAAAGAATGTCAATTGACGAAACAATTAAAAACTTTGATAATCCATCCGTGGCAGCATTTAGTTGTTATGTCTGGAATTACGAATATTGTAAAAAACTAGCCGAGGCTATTAAAGAAAAATGGCCCAAGTGTCTTATTGTATTTGGTGGACCACAAGTTACTAAATTACCCTATGAAAAATCTTTCTTTAAGAAACATCCATATGTTGATACAATTGTCAATGGTGAAGGTGAGCCGGCATTTTTAGATATACTATTATCATTATATCATAATAAACCAATTAAAAAAGTTAGTACGTTTGCTAGAATGGCCAACTTAGAGTACCCAAGCCCATACACATCGGGTGTGTTTGATAAAATAGTCAAGGATAATCCTGAGTATTACTGGCAAGGAGTATTAGAAACCAACCGTGGATGCCCGTATTCATGTACTTTTTGTGATTGGGGTAGCTTAACATACAGCAAGGTTCTTAAATTTGCAGAAGATCGGGTACTAGACGAGCTTACTTGGATGGCTAACAATCGTGTTGCATATTTGTTTATTGCTGATGCAAATTTTGGCATGCTCTATGAAAGAGATAAAAAGTTTGCACAACACATCCATCAATTACAAAACACAAAGGGATTTCCGCATGTTGTTATTGCCCAATGGGCTAAAAATGCAAAACAAAAAATTATAGAAATTGCAAAAATATTTTTTAGTAATGATAAAAATAGAGGATTTACTGTCAGTGTGCAAAGCATGAACGACCAAGTTCTCGATGCTATCAAAAGAAAGAATATGGAAATCAGCGATCTTAAAGAAATGCTAGAAGAATGTTTTAAAAATGGTATTCCAGCATACACTGAAATGATCCTCGGACTACCCTATGAGACCTATGAAACTTGGAAACAAAATCATGGGCTGATACTCGAGGCCGGGCAACACAACAGCCTGGATGTTTGGCTTGCACAATTATTAGAAAACTCAGAACTCAACAGCTATGAGCAACGGACTCTGCACCAGATTGAAAGTATTGCTGTTCCAAAGTTTGTAACTGGTGCATTAGTTAATGAGGGTGATGATATTATGGAAAAAGAAGTAGTAGTCAAAGCCACAAAGTACATGCCCCTTGAGGATTTTGTTAAGAGTTATTTGTTTAGTTATATTATAATGACTTATCACTATAGTGGCATCACGCATATTCTAAGTAGGTTCCTAAGAAAACATAAAAATATCAGTTACTACGATTTCTATTCTCAAATTGAAAATAAAATTGTTAACGGTCCTAGTACTAGTTTACTGACTCAAGAATACTATAGAATGAAGAATTTTATTGTTTCTTTTTTAGAAAGTGGCGAAAGTATTATTCCAAACAGGGATGGGCATAGTGCGCTTTGGACCAGTATCCACATATTGTTTGATAATGTTGATTTGACGCTTGAAGAAATTTATCAAATTATTAACAACGAATTTTGCGAGTTGGATCCTGAAATTTATAAAGAAGTAATGTTGTTGCAATCTGATTATCTACATCATTATGAAGGTAGTTACCCGTATACTGTTGACTATCAATACAACATTTACGATTATGTGTTCAACAACTCTGACGAATTAAACGTTCCAAACACACTTGAAATTTCGTATCCATTTAAGCATAAAAACAAACAGGACTTCTTTGAACAATTATATTTTGGTCGACGAGCATCAGTATCAAAAAACAGAATTAACAAAATTGACAATGTTTGACAAAATATTAAAATTTGAACAAGCTCTAGCAGAGTTTACCGGTGCGCCATATGCAATCATGACTGATTGTTGTACGCATGCTATTGAACTGTGTTTGCGATACGATCAAGTCAAGGAGTGCAAGTTTACTCCTTATACCTATTTGAGTATTCCAATGACCATGCACAAGTTAGGTATCAAATACGAGTACCTTGATCATGCCTGGCAACGCTGGGTCGGCGAATACCCTTTTGTAGGCACACGCATTTGGGATTCAGCACGTAGACTCGAACAAGATATGTATCGTCCGGACACATTGACCTGCCTGAGCTTTGGGCATGGCAAACCACTTCACATTGGTCGTGGTGGTGCTATCTTGCTGGATGATGTCGAAGCCTACAATATCATGCTGGCTCAACGCTACGACGGCAGAGACTTAGCTATCAAGCCATGGGAATCACAGCAGGTGTTCAAGGTGGGTTATCATTACAAGCCCACCATAGAAGAAGCAGAAATTGGTTTGGACCTGCTCAACGTAATCAAGGTTAATAGGCCGCAACCCGTGTATGTTGATTATCCAGACTGTAGACAAATAACCATTGAGGATTAAAAAATGTTTGTACAAAAAATTAAACTAGACTATAATTTTGGTATTTTTCTAAATGCCGACTATACCACACACGAAGATACCTGTATCAAACATCAGGTGACCGAAATGGCTGACATCTATGCATCCTATGGTGGATTGCCAAAAAGTTACTGTTATGAAAATACTAAAATTAATCAACTTTGGTGGACTCCGGATCAGATAGACTTTATAGAAATTGGTCAACAGTTAGGTATGGAAATTGTCACTATGTCAAGTATTAGACAACAACCTGGCTGTATAACCACCTTGCACAAAGATACATTCTACCAAATTAAAAAACGATTTCCTGAACGTACTGAACTAAAAGTCAGAGCCAATGTCTATTTGGAAGATTACAAATTTGGGCAAATGATTCAATACATTTCCCCGGACAATACTTTTGAAACCAGTGTTGGTTGGAAACAGGGCGAGGGCTGGATGTGGGATAGTGATATCCAACATCTAAGCTGTAATGCAGGCATGGAAGACAAATATACTCTCCAAATTTCAGGCTTTAGGATTTGACTTTTTTAAATAAATCTGTTAAACTTAATAAATATTCTTGCTACACAAAGGTAGCAAATATCAAAATTTAAAATCCGCGTAAGGAAGGATATCAATATGTCATACAACAAAACAAAATGCGACCCTGAATTGGGTCTACTAGTACACAAACACTTGGTCAAGTGTGGTGTAGAAACTCCTACATTTCAACATGCAGTTGATCGTAAAGATAAAATTGAGTTAATCGAAAAAGACTTTAAACATATCATGGAAGTGTTGGGTTTAGACCTTAGTGATGATAGTCTAATGGATACACCAAAGCGTGTGGCCAAGATGTATGTTAATGAAATCTTCTGGGGTCTTGACTATGAAGCGTTTCCAAAATGTACTACAGTTGACAACAAGATGAAATACGATGAAATGGTTATTGAACGTAATGTCAACGTACAAAGCAATTGCGAACATCACTTTGTTGTGATTGATGGTGTAGCAACTGTGGGTTACATTCCCAAACAAAAAGTCTTGGGCTTATCTAAGATCAATCGTGTTGTTGAATACTTTAGCAAACGTCCACAAATTCAAGAGCGTCTGACAGAACAGGTATATCATGCTCTACAATACATTCTTGACACTGATGATATTGCGGTGGTAGTCGATGCTCAACACTATTGTGTAAAGAGTCGCGGCGTAGAGGACACAGGATCGTCAACAGTTACTAGCAAACTTGGCGGAGTATTCAAGAGTGATCCATCAGTTCGTAACGAGTTTATGAATATTGTTAATGCGTGTAAAAGAAATTAATATATGAATAACGTAAACGAATACAATGTATCCAAATTTAAAGAAGAGTTTCTGAATACAGATTTATACCGGACTCTCGAAAAAGACTTTGACCATTTAGTCTGGACCAAACACTGGCCGTATCAAAAACATGCAAGTACTCCTAGACAAATGTGGGGAGATCGGCTACGAGAGACTTATTTTTCTCTAACACCTTTTTATTATCTAAAACCATTGTTGGAAAAATCTCCGGACACAATATATGATATAGGATGTGGCTGGAATATTTTTAAAAAATATATACCTAATATTGTTGGTGTAGATTTCAATGATGACTATCGAGACATTGATGATCAATTTGATGATGAATATGTTAAAAATCATCAACAATATTTTGAATCAGTATTTTCAATTTGTGCCTTGCATTTTTGTTCATTAACTAAATTTGAGAATCAAATACAACAATTTGTTTCAATGATCAAACCTGGCGGGCGAGGATATCTGGCATTAAATTTTCAAAGATTCACTGACTTTACAAGTGAAACTGATTTAATTAAACTTTTTAACACAGCAAAGCCCAACGGTGCAATGTACAATCAGTTTATCCGTGATGCGTTATCAAATATAGATTGTAATTATTTGATTGTGGACGTTGACATTAGCACTCACAATGAACAAATGGACGGAAATATTCGTATTGTGGTAGAAGCCAAGTAGTCAAGCTTCAGCGGTCTTTAGAGCATCATCCCGCTATACAAATTCTGCTGTCTATGCTATAATTTAACATAGGAGAAAAGCATGTCAGACAATTTTAACGCAGTAGTCGAGCAAAAGTATCGTCCGGTGACCTACAAGTTTACCAGTACCAAAGAGTACATTGATGCATTTCCGTGTGCCTACCGACAGTGGAGAGCCGACAGTCATTGTAACTTGAATCATGGTTACTCGTTTAGTATGAAGTTTTACTTTGGTACCAACCACCTTGACGTCCGCAACTGGGCCGCTGACTATGGTGGTCTCAAAGAACTTAAAAAGATTTTAGAAGATCAATTTGATCACACAACCTTGGTCAGTGCCGATGATCCGGAACTAGAATTCTACAAAGAAATGGAACGTCGTAAACTGGCCAAGCTCACAATCTTGCCCCGAGTTGGATGTGAATCACTTGCAGACATGCTGTACAAGTATGTGAACGGTGTTTACATTCCTGACTTTTGGGGAGAGTACGAAGCAAGTCGTTTATGGTGCTACCGAGTGGAAGTGCGTGAAACACAAGCAAACATGGCTTTTAGAGAAGGCCATAGAGAATGGAACGAGGATTTATTTGAATGAAATTAATTGAAATACCAGCTTTAATTTTAGAGCCAAAATATGATGTGGCTGTATTATTACCCACACGAGGACGCACAACTGCATTGCTCGATAGTCTAAACAGCCTGATTGACCACGCCGATGATGTAAAATCAATACAAATTTTACTGGGCATGGATGATGATGACACAGAGTCTATTGAGTGGGCGGCAAAAAATATTTTTAAAGATTTTGACAGTCGAGGTATTTCAACGTCAATATTGGAATTTAAACCGGTTGGCTACACTCGCTTGAATGAATATGTAACAGCACTGGCTAAAAAAAGCAATGCACGTTGGTTAATGTTCTGGAACGACGATGCACTCATGCAAACACAGGGCTGGGACAGTCGAATAAAAGAGCACACCGGTAAGTTTCGTGTGTTGAGAATGCCCACACACAATGAACACCCTTATGCTGTATTTCCAATTGTGCCAAGAGATTGGTTAATGTTATTTGATTATCTAAGCGCACATCAACTTTCCGACGCATGGATTAGTCAGATTGCCTATATATTGAATATCATGGAAACTATTTCCGTTGATGTACTACACGATCGACACGACCTAACCGGTAATAATAACGACGAAACTTTTCAGAATAGAATTATGTACGAGGGTCGGCCTGAAGATCCTAGAGACTTTAATCACTTTGACCATCGACGTCAACGCTTTTTAGATGCTAGTCGAATTGCTTGGTTTATGCATGCTCGAGGTGAAGATGTTAGTTGGTTTATGAATGTACTGGCAAACAAACAAGACCCGTGGGTTAGAATGCTTGATGAGTTTGACCCAAATAAACAAATGGCAAAATTTAATTAATTATGGACTTACAAAAAAGAATTCTTGACTACTGGAACACACAACCATGTAATGTTGGGCACAGTAGTGCTACCATTGGCTCTGAACAGTACTTTGACGAAGTAACAAGCAAACGATATCGTGCTGAACCACACATCCTTGATTTTGCTGGATTTCACAGTTGGCGAGGTAAACGTGTATTAGAAATTGGATGTGGTATTGGCACGGATGCTGAACAGTTTGCTCGTCACGGTGCCGAATACGTGGGCATTGATTTGTCAGATGCCAGTTTAGATTTGTGCAAGCAAAGATTCAATGTCTATGACCTCGAAGGTGAGTTTTACAATATTGACATCACTGACCGCAAAGTGTTAGACTTAGGACAATTTGATTTGGTCTACAGCTACGGAGTCCTGCATCATTACCCAGGCATGCAAGATCATATTAAAACTGTTGCCAGTTTGTTAACACCCGACGGCGAGTTTAGATTTATGGTCTATGCCAAAAACTCCTGGAAGTATGCTATGATTCGAAAAGGTCTAGATCAATTTGAAGCTCAGGCAAATTGTCCTTATGCAGAAGCATATACTTCAGAAGAAATACACGAGTTGCTAAAAGAAGATTTCGATGTGTTACGCTTACGACAAAGTCATTGCTTTATGTATAATGTAGAAAAATACAAGCAGGGTATTTTTGAACTTGAGCCGTGGTTTGAAGCAATGCCCGAATTAATGAGAGAAGCAGTTAAAGAATATTTAGGCTGGCATCTTTTGGTAAAAGCAAAGAAGTTATGAACTCAAAAATAAACGAAGTGATGGATATCCTCCAGGAAGAGTGTGCTGAGGTTATACAAATTGTAAGCAAGATACGTAGATTTGGCATAGATGAAATTCATCTGAAACGTGGAATGTCCAATAGAGAAATGTTGTGCGAAGAAGTAGGCGATGTACTGTGCATGGTTGAATTGCTTAGAGAACTTAAAATTATTGATGATGCTAGTATACAAGCCGCTGTTCAAAATAAAAGAAAAAAGTTACAGCAGTGGTCAACCATATATGAAAGCCAGTGACATCAAATGGCTTCATGTTGAAGCTAGTTCAAAATGCAATGCTTGGTGTCCGGCTTGTCCCAGAAACAACAATGGATATGGATTGAAGCCAGGACTGGTTGAACAAGATCTTGAAACTGATCGGTTAGCTGATATTCTAAATCAACTGCCAATGTTGGACGGCATACAATTTTGCGGAAACTACGGTGATCCAGTGATAGCTCACAATTTTATTGAATTGATTAAACTTGCTAAACGTCACACTCAAAAAATACAAATACATACCAACGGTAGCTTAAGAACTACTGCATGGTGGAAAGATTTAGCAAATTTATTAACTGACATCAATCATGACGTTTGGTTTGGTATAGATGGGCTAAAAGGTGTACACGAAATATATCGGCAAGGCACAGACTATAACAAAGTAATTGAAAATGCCAAGGCATTTATATCAGCTGGTGGAACAGCAACATGGCAATTTATACCATATGCACACAACGAACATCAGGTTAAAGATTGTATACGCACTAGCCAAAAACTAGGATTTAAACATTTTAAATTGGTTAAATTATATCGCAATCGTCAATTGGCCAAAAATTATAGAACTGGAGAGGAATTTGATCTTTTACCACCGGTGGAATTTCAACATCTGATACGTATGCCAAAAATATCAACTGTGGTTGATCCAAAAAATTGTATACATTTATTGCCGCCTTCGATGTATCTAGCCGCATCAGGAAAACTGAGTACATGTTGTTTTTTTGCTCCAGTAGAAAAATTTGACAGCATTGACGAATTACTGTATAATAAACTAGATCTAACACACAATCAGTGTTTGATATCATGTGGAACATAATATGAAAATAAAAGTAAGCGAACTGTTTTACTCCGCACAAGGTGAAGGACGCTTTGTTGGTGTACCCAGTGTTTTTTTACGCACATTTGGCTGTAACTTTAAATGTGCAGGATTTGGTATGCCCCCAGGGGAAGTGAGTCATGAAGCCACTGACATTGCGGCAACTCACAAATTGATCCAGCCTTTTAAAAAGTTTGAAGACTTGCCATTGGTCAATACCGGCTGTGACAGTTATGCCAGCTGGCATCCGGACTTTAAAGACCTAAGTCCAACTATTGATAACAATAAGCTGGTAGATCAAATGTTGGCATTGACACCCAATCACAAATGGGTACAAGACAATGGTAATGATGTACATTTGGTTATCACAGGTGGTGAGCCGTTGTTGGGATGGCAACGTGCATATGAAGAATTAATTAGTAACCCAAACATGGGAGATTTGCGTAACATTACATTTGAAACCAATGGTACTCAAAAATTGCAACCCAGTTTTAAAGATTTCATGCACGAATGGCAACGAGCTCCATTGGGCGGCAAGAAAGATCGCGAAATTACATTTTCAGTCAGTGCCAAGCTCAGTGCCAGCGGTGAGAGTTGGGAGGAAGCAATCTGTCCTGACATTGTTGCCAGCTATCAAGCACTAGGCACAGTATATCTCAAATTTGTTGTTGAAACCAACGAACATTTTGCAGAAGTAGAACGTGCAGTTAAAGAATTTAGAGCAGGTGGATTTACCGGTGTTGTTTACGTTATGCCACAGGGTGGTGTGGTTACTCCTTATGCGCAGAATCGTGTTCGTGTGGCAGACTGGGCATGCAGTCGTGGTTATTACTACAGTCCAAGACTACACGTTGACCTATGGGGCAACGGATGGGGGAAATAAAATGAATTTTGTTTTAAATTACATTAAGTCTCATGTGCCACAAATGGAAATGATTGGGGTTATCATGCGTATCATTAGTTTTAGTTTGGTGTCATGGTTAGGCCCGGCTAGTCCGTTTATGTTTGTATGGGTATTCAATACTTTAGATGCTATTCTATTAACATATTGTGCTAGACTAAAGAGAGATCCAGCATACACGCTGTTAAATGCTTTCTGGATCCTAGTTGGGATCATTGGGATTGCTAGAGCAGGAGGGTGGGCATAAATGAAACTGTTTGACAAGTTCTTTAAGAAAAAAACAAAACAACCCGAGCAACCAAAAGAAGCAAAGGCTCCTAAGAAAACAGAAAAAGAGTTAGCTACTGAACGTGGAGAGCCTTATGTGGCAATACTAGGTTTAGAAATTGATGCCAATAATATGCATCAAGGTGCATTTGACCTTGACTGGAATGAAAAATTTGTAGCCAATCTGCTACGTGCAGGATATGCGGGAAAAACAGATGCTGACATAGTCGACCAATGGTTCCAAAATGTCTGCAGACATGTGGTGATGGAAACATGGGAACAAGAGCAGGCAATGAATCCCAATACATACACCAGAGAACGAGACCTAGGCGGCGGAAGAAAAGAAATTTCATGATTTTCAATCACATTAAACAACTCAAAGCAGACGGTAAAAAAATTGGCATCACGTTCTCGACCTTTGACATGCTACACGCAGGGCATATTGCCATGCTCAGTGAAGCAAAGAATCACTGCGATTACTTGATATGCGGACTACAAACAGACCCTACCATTGATCGTCCTGATACTAAAAATCATCCTGTGCAAAGTATTGTTGAGAGACAAATACAGTTGGCAGCCTGCCGCTATGTAGACGAAGTTGTGGTGTACCAAACCGAGCAAGATCTAATTGACCTGTTGTTGATCCTGCCACTGGATGTGCGTATCTTGGGTGTAGAATATGCTGAGAAAGAGTTCTCAGGACAAGGCGAATGCTATGACAGAGGCATTGAAATTGTGTTTAACAAACGTGATCATAGTTTCAGTAGTTCGAGTTTAAGGAAGCGGGTAGTTCACGCAGAAACATTTAAGGTATTAAAAGATGGAAATCCAACCTAAAGACACAAGCAAGGGACATTTTTATGTTAGCCTTGTCAAAAGTGTGTTACGCATTACAGCAGGTGGTGCGTTAATTTCCGGCTTTATAGTACATGCTGGTGTATTGTTAATTGTAGCCGAAGTGCTTGGCATTGTTGAGGAACTGGTGTGATTTTATATGTAAACGGCGATAGTCACACAGCTGGTGCAGAAATTGTCACACCATATGCATTTGCAGAGGATGACCAACGCTATGTCTACATGGGTCGTAGACCACATCCTGAAAATATTATTGCCACGTGGGGCAAAACATTAGCTGATGCAATCAAAGCGGGTTTTTGGTACGATGCTGAGTCTGCTAGTTCAAATGCACGTATTATTAGAACCACAGAAAAATACCTAACAGAGCATGCCAGTAATCTGTACGAAACATTGATGATTATTCAATGGAGTACCTGGGAACGAGAAGAATGGTTACACAACGGTGTTTATTATCAAGTGAACGCCAGTGGAATTGACGACGTTCCACAAGAGCTACAAGAAAAATACAGAAATTATATTATTGGAATCGATTGGCAATTAAAAACCGAACAAGCACACAACGATATATGGCAACTGCATTGCCGACTCAATGATCTAAATGTCAAGCATGTGTTTTTTAATGGTAACTCAGATTTTTCTAAAATTACTGATCAACGCAGTTGGGGAGTAAGTTACATGGATCCTTACAAACCAAAATCTACATTTTCGGATACACTTACACAACGTGGGTTTGATACAGTAGCACCCAGTTCTTATCATTTTGGTAAACCTGCCCATAGCTTTTGGAGCAATCATATGCTACAATATGTTATCAGTAACCATTTGATTTGAGGCAAAATGCAATATCTTTTAATCGATACTTCTAACATGTTTTTTCGTGCTAGACATGTGGCCTACAGGGCAGAAGATGCTTGGGAAAAAATTGGATACGCATTACACATTACACTGGCTTCAATTAACAAAGTAGCACGACAATTTAATGCAGACCATGTGGTATTTGCACTCGAAGGTCGTAGCTGGCGTAAGGATTTTTACAAGCCCTACAAAGCAAACCGTGCAGAATCACGTGCGGCCATGTCAGAAAAAGAGCAAGAAGAAGACAAATTGTTCTGGGAAACTTATGATAATCTGACTAAATATTTGCTAGAGCAAACAAACTGTTCAGTAATCCGACACCCTAATGCAGAAGCAGATGATGTAATTGCACGTTGGACTGCTCTGCACCCACAAGACAATCATATTATCATTTCAAGCGACACAGATTTTGTGCAGTTACTGGCGGACAATGTGCAACAGTACAATGGCATAACTGATGAACTTCTTACAATTAATGGTATCTTTGATGCCAAGGGTAAACCTGTAATTGATAAGAAAACAAAAGAACCTAAAACTATTCCAAATCCAAAGTGGCTTCTATTTGAAAAATGCATGCGTGGTGACACATCCGATAATGTTTTTAGTGCCTTCCCGGGTGTACGCCTTAAAGGAACTAAAAACAAAATTGGCTTGCAAGAAGCATTTGACGACATGAATAAAAAAGGATATGCTTGGAACAATCTCATGCTTCAGCGTTGGACCGACCACAACGGTCTAGAACATCGTGTGTTAGATGACTACGAACGCAATCGACATTTAATTGATCTTGGTGAACAACCAGAAGAAATTAAACAACAAGTCGATCAAGCAATATGTGAACAGATTAGTCATCGAGACATTGGACAAGTTGGTGTCAGATTTATGAAGTTTTGTGGCAAGTACGAGCTTAGTCGTATCAGCGAAAATCCCGAACAGTTTGCTCGCTGGCTAAACGCAACATATCAAGGAGTATTAAATGATCATAGCTAAAGCAGTTATTCCAAATCAATATTGGATCTTGAAAGAAAACGATCGTAAGATTGGTAACATTGAATCTGGACCTGACGGATTTTCTGTTAAAATAAAAGATCTAACCACGTGTTTTAAAACACTGAGTATGGTGCAACAACGTATTGGCATTGACTTTGAACCTATTAAACAAAGATCTGTACCTGAACCTAACCAAGTACACGGATATCCAACCACAGACCATCCATATAATCCAATTTTTGATGTTAAACGTCAACTGCCTATTTGGACGCAGGAAGAAAAATCCAAGTCGTGGTTTGCCGCAGGATGGTATCGATTAAAGACCGGACGAGTCTGGAATGTTGTACAATGTCCAAAACTTATTACACTTCAGCGTTATCCATACACTGGACCATTTTATACCGAGGAAGAAGCCTGTGACAAATCCGTTTCGTGATCAAGAAAAATTTATGAGAGCCTGCGACCAAACAGTGGGTGAATTCAATGGTACACAATATGATATGTATTGTGCGTTAATCGAAGAAGAGTTTAAAGAACTTCAACAAGCATTAGCCGATAACAATGATGTGGAGTGCTTGGATGCACTGATCGACATCTTGGTTGTGACTATCGGTGCCATACAGTCAGCTGGGTTTGACGGTGAAGGTGCGTGGAAAGAAGTCATGAGTACAAACTTTGCCAAAATCGACAAGTTAACTGGCAAGGTGCGTAAACGTGAAGATGGTAAGGTATTAAAGCCAGTGGGGTGGACCCCTCCTAATCTAGCACCTTATCTAAAAAGAACATAATGTTACACATTAACAAATTCATCGATCGAGTCAAAGCGGCAGAAAGCAGAAGTCAACGTGACTTGATCATGACCATCAACGAAGCCAGGGACTTGCACGGGGATATTACAAAATTACTTTTAAGTCTTCAAGTACTACGTGAACAGTCTACTGCAACCCCTGTGGAACCCGTAACCAGCATTGAGGTTGTCGGCGGCTCATTCTAAAACTACCTAAAACTACCTACATAACGGGATAAATAAAAGTAGGAGTTTAACAATGAGCAGACCAAAACCTAAAGTTCTAGTAGAACTAACCAACAAAGTCAATTACAAGACCGAACAGGTACTTGCGGCTGAAGGGATATGGGCTGTGTTTTTTGACGGGCTACCTATCAACCTCAAAACATCAAATATGCTAATTCAATATCCTGGCCCCAAGTACAAGAAGGTTAGTTTTTCCAACAGCGGCCATGCAATTAATCTAGCAAAAAAACTTAACACACAATTCAAGACTGACAAATTCTCAGTGGTGTTATTAAAGCAAGGTCCCCAGATTTTTCCAGATGGTAAACAAAAATGAACTAACACAAACGTTAGTTGAATTATTACCCAATTCATTATCTGTAACCACAGAAAAAGCACTCAAGACTTGGTACTGTAATATTCGATCCAATGGTGGGTTACGACTTACTGATTACGGCTACAAAGCTTTTCAATTCTTAGAGATTGAAAGTTGGAATGTGCCGATTGAGTTTAAAAATCTCAATAAGAAAGGTCTATTGGCACTAGACCGTAAACTGACCTTTCCTTATTATATTGATTCAAAAAATAAACAGCTAGTTATGTTTTCTAGTAAGGAAGCAATGTTGGCAACTTTATACGGGGATTTACAAAAGTTTCTCGACAGTTATTCCGGGTAACTATAATCCACTATAATATTATCAGATATTATTGATAATATTATCGGATTATCAAGGTAATACTTGAGTATTATCTTATTTTGTTGTTTTTTTACCACAATTTTGTGGCTTTTTTACCACAGTTGTGTTTGGTTGACTGGAAATGCCCATTTTGCTATAATATATACATGAACACAAAAACAGTAACCCGTAAAAAGCGTACAGACCGCACTCACATCATTTATATGATCGAAAGCGGTACAGACTTCTACATTGGTGTCACAGCCAAGACCATGAGCACCGTTAAAAAGAGTGTGTTGGTTCGTTGCAACAAACACATTTATCGTATGCGTTCTGAAGACAAGTCATGGATGCTGTACGAGACCATGCGTGAGCGTGGTACTGACTCATTCACTGTTCGTGTGATGGCTGTGGTGCGTGGCAAAACAGAAGCTCACAATTTTGAGCGTGACATGATCCGTAGCATGAAGCCCAACTTAAATACTGATGTTCGTGGAGTTAACTTTTAATGGTGCAGTATGAAAATCAAACAATCCAAACCTAGAAACTTTGTTGCCAAAGATTTGCGCACACCAAAATATCGCATGCGCAAAGAAGAATTAAAAACGGCATACCAACGACATGAAAAACATCAAACACGTTGTTGTCTTGTTGACTTTAAAATTGCATAAGTGTATAATCAGTATCTAACCAGGAGTATATCATATGATCACAATGAAAGAATGGATGGAACTAGTTGACTATAAAATCACCGAAGGTGGTGATTTTGGCTGGGACTGTTACGGATCAAATAGTTACCAGCTAAGTAGCTGGAACGGTGTTCACGACCAGGGTGGGTGGAGTTTCAATATTGTATTCAGTACCAAGAGTCAAAAGGTCTACGAAGTAGCAGTCTGCGACTACACCAACAATCGTGCATATCGCATGATCAATCCCGACTATGTTAAAAAGTACAACAAAGAAGCCAAGACTCGCGGCGAAATGCTGAACCAAGCCTGGGACGATGTTGACTATGTGGATCTAGAAGTGGACGACGACTTTATCCAAAAATGTCTTGCTATCAAAGCCGGAGAAGTGTATGATACCCGTGTGAGTGTGCCTATTGATCTGTCAGATGATGGCATGTTTACACTGATGAAAATGGCACACGAACGCGACATTACATTTAATCAAATGGTCGAACAAGTCCTACGAGAACAATTGGGTCTGCTGGGTATGGATTCAGTTGTTGACAACAAAAACAAATTCTAATATAATTACGTTTATAGGGCCGTTAGCTCATGTTGGTTAGAGCAGTGGACTCATAATCCATTGGTGCTGTGTTCGACTCACAGACGGCCCACCAGACAATTGCGACTGTGGTGAAATAGGTAGACACAAGAGACTTAAAATCTCTCGCTCGCAAGGGCATGCCGGTTCGATTCCGGCCAGTCGCACCAACAACCTGGCCTTAGTTCAATGGACAGAACAGTAGCCTTCTAAGCTATCAATACAGGTTCGATTCCTGTAGGCCGGACCATAACAAGGATTTACAATGACTAATTCGCAGAAATCAAAAGTAGAGTTTGCACCTGGTGCATTTGATGATTTTGATGGAACACAAGAAGAACTTGATGCTTTGCAGAAAGAGCTTGTTGAAATGTTTTCTAATCTAACACCAGAAGAATTAGCAGAACAAAGTCGAGCTGTGGACTTTGAAGAACTCATGGAAGAAGATCCTGCGCTGGCAGAAAAACTGTTTAACAGTTTTAACGACGAGCCCACAAGAAAACTGCAATGACCAAGATAAACAGCAGTCCTGAGCGTAATACCTTCCAAGTAGAAGGTGCTATCAAGCGGGCAGAAGAAGCAGGCCAAGAGCCTGACCAAGACTATATTGACATGTGGGAACAGATCAAGATTGACGATGCTAACAAGATCCACGATCCTGAGTGGCAAAAAGACAATATGGAGTACGATCTACGCAGTACTTTATGGATCTGTGACAAAGTAAAAGCCAGCGACAATTATGCACAGAACTTGTATGCGGCCATGTGTAACATGCAGTTTCAAAAATTAGAAACTTGGCCTATCTTAAAGAATCAGCGGTGGAGTTGTAGTTGGCGTCATAGTGGTGGTATCATTGCAGACATGCAAGAAAAAGGCGACTACATTGATTGGTACTGTAGCGGCATTGGTAACAAAGAAAACGGTTTTGGATTAGATGGGTACGAACCCACATTGGATTCTGATGGCAGAGACTACGTTGCCGAAGGTGTAGTCACAGAAGAGATCCGAGAAGATCTACGTAAACTTGGATGGACGCCAATTGAATGGGAAGATGATTAACAGTTTATCAGGGTGGTATGTGGCCAGTATTACGCCTCCTGTAAACGGTCGCGTTTCTAAACATGTATATGTGGGGTGGACACCTTGCATAGATTGGTGCAAAGAGCAATTTGGAAATAATGCAATAGATGGTTGGAGATTCATCGGAGAAGGTGTATTTGAATTTAGAGATGAAAAAATGTTAACATTGTTCTTACTGAGGTGGGCATGATCGAAGTAACTCTCGAAGGACACAACCCAACTCGTGTTATGGAAATAGTACAAGAGTTGAGAGACAGCGGTCTTCAACAAGGCTCCGACTTTGACTTTCAATATCATCCTCCCAAGTTTGATGCAATAAATGGTCACGAAATGAAACCTAAATATACAATTTTTTTCTTTTACAACAATGCAACTGCCAGTTGGTTTGCATTAAAACACAAGTGAGGTAATTATGGATTGGTCTAAACAAGAAATGGTACGACTGCTTAAAAGTGCTCCTGGCACACAGTACCAAGAAGCAGATGACACGCAGAAAATGGTCATTAGAGATTGGGTGCGTAGTTTGCTACAAGCAGGTTCTGTCAGCCTTGAGTTTGTCAAGGCTGATGGTACAATTCGACAAATGAAATGTACTCTTAATCACGACTTGATCAAATGGGAAACTGTTACAGAATCGGCACTCCCCAAGAAAGAACGCAAAGAACCCACAGAGGATGTTGTGCGGGTGTATGACTTGGAAAAACAAGAATGGCGTAGTTTTAGATTTGACCGACTGCATAAAATTACAACCGAGTTATCTTTTACCTAATTGGTTGCAAATATTTTTTGTATAGTATAAAATAACGAATTATAAATATTGATTCGTGATGCCATTCATGGGTCATGAATAAAATCTTGCTTAATTTAAAGGAGAAAAATATGGCTTTAACACCATTGCACGATCGCGTTCTCGTCCGCTTACTAGACGCAGAAAACAAGAGCCCAGGCGGTATTGTTATCCCTGATGCAGCCAAAGAAAAACCCACAACAGGCGAAGTACTAGCTACCGGAAATGGTAGAATTACCACAGAAGGTCTAGTTATTCCGTTGACTGTTAAAGTTGGCAACCGTATTATGTTTGGTCAGTACTCTGGCCAAAAGGTAAAAGTTGACGGTGAAGAACTAACTGTTCTTAAAGAAGATGACATTTTGGCTATTGTTGAATAAGGAGAAATAACATGACCGCAAAACAAGTAAATTTTGGCGACAACAGTCGCATTCGTTTGATCGAAGGTGTTAACATTCTTGCTGATGCAGTGAAGGTTACCCTAGGACCCAAAGGTCGTAATGTAGTAATTCAAAAGAGCTTTGGTGCTCCAACAATTACCAAAGACGGCGTTAGTGTTGCCCGTGAGATTGAACTATCAGACCCATTGCAAAACATGGGCGCCCAGATGGTCAAGGAAGTTGCTAGCAAGACTGCTGACAAAGCCGGAGACGGTACAACCACTGCCACTGTACTTGCACAGAGTATTGTGAAAGAAGGCATGAAAGCCGTGGCCGCTGGTATGAATCCAATGGATCTCAAACGTGGTATTGATCTTGCTACCAGTGCCATTGTAGAAGAACTTAAAAAGCAAACCAAAGACTGCACTACCAACAAGGAAATTGCACAGGTTGCCAGTCTTAGTGCCAACAGCGATTCCAGCATTGGCAACATCATTGCTGAAGCAATGGCCAAGGTTGGTAGCAAAGGTGTTATCACTGTGGAAGATGGCAAGAGCTTGGAAAACGAGCTTGAGATTGTGGAAGGCATGCAGTTTGATCGTGGCTACCTAAGCCCGTTCTTTATCAGCAATCAAGAAAAACAAACAGTCGAATTAGACAATCCGTTTATCTTGCTCTACGACAAGAAAGTCAGCAGTATTCGTGATCTATTACCGGTGCTTGAGCAGGTTGCTAAGTCAGGTCGTACACTTTTGATCATTGCCGAAGATGTTGAAGGCGAGGCCCTGGCCACTTTGGTTGTAAACAACATGCGAGGTATTCTGCGTACCTGTGCTGTCAAAGCACCGGGCTTTGGTGACCGTCGCAAAGCCATGCTGGAAGACATTGCTGTTTTGACTGGTGGACAGGTAATTGCTGAAGAACTAGGCTTGTCCTTAGAAAAAGTCACACTGGCTGATCTGGGTTCAGCAGGCCGTGTTGAGATTGGCAAAGACAACACCATTATCATTGATGGTGCCGGTACCAAAGATGCAATCGGTGCTCGGGTGAAGTCAATTCAAGTACAGGCTGAAGATGCTACCAGCGATTACGATCGTGAAAAATTGCAAGAGCGTGTGGCCAAGTTGGCTGGCGGTGTTGCAGTTATCCGTGCAGGTGCCGCAACAGAAGTAGAAATGAAGGAGAAGAAAGACCGTATTGACGATGCTCTACATGCTACTCGTGCCGCAGTTGAAGAAGGAATTGTAGCCGGCGGTGGTGTTGCGCTAATCCGTGCGCAACAGGCAGTTAAAGGACTAACAGGTATCAACGCAGAACAAAATGCAGGTATTCAGATTGTTCTACGTGCTTGTGAGGAACCACTTCGTGCTATTGCTTATAATGCCGGTGCAGAAGCCAGCGTTGTAGTTAATGCTGTTGCCAACAGTTCAGGCAACTATGGTTACAATGCCGCAACTGACACCTATGGTGATTTGGTTGAACAAGGTGTTATTGACCCAACCAAGGTAACACGTACAGCGTTGGTTAGCGCCGCTAGTGTATCAGGGTTGATCTTGACCACAGAGTGCGCAATCAACAACATGCCCGAAGACAATAAATCAGGACCTCCTGGCGGAATGGGAATGATGTAATCTAAAAGCCCGGACATTGTCCGGGCTTTTTAACAAGAGTTATTGATTTTTTCTATTGTCGTTATTAAAACAATTTCAAGAAAAATCCATAAATCTGCTTGATTATATAGATATATAATATTATAATAAACACTCAGTACAAACACTGAGTAACATTTTAACAAAGGAAAATAACATGAAAACAGTTGGCGATAAATTAACCCCATTTGCAGTAACAGGTGTCAAGCCAGGACAACCAGAAGATGCCTTCTATACAATTACAGAAAAATCATTTGAAGGCAAGTGGAAAGTAATTGTTTACTATCCAAAGGACTTTACATTTGTATGCCCTACAGAAATTGTAGCATATGACAAATTAGCAGGTGACTTTGCCGAGCGTGATGCAGTTTTACTCACAGGCTCGACAGACAACGAGTTCTGTAAGGTAGCATGGCAAAAGTCACACGATGACTTGCGCAAGATTATACATCACCAGTTTGCTGATACTGCTCGTCACCAACCTGGCGAAGAACGTGGCGGTGTAAGTCTTATTGAGCAGTTGGGCGTGTTCTATGCTCCAGCAGGTGCCGCACTTCGTGCCACATTCATCGTTGACCCAGACAACGTTATCCAGCACGTTACTGTGAACAACTTGAATGTTGGTCGTAGCCCAGAAGAAACTCTGCGTGTGTTGGATGCGTTACAGACTGGCGAACTATGTGCCTGTAACCGTACCGTTGGCGGCGAGACACTATAATGGCATTTATTGACGCAATTAAAACTGCGTTGCCAGACTACGCCAAGGACACCAAGTTAAACCTTGATGCTGTTCTTGTGCGTAGCACATTGGATGCTGATGTGGCCATGGGTTGTGCTGTGGCCGCACTCGCCGCAACTGGTAACGGAAAGGTATTAGCTGTTATGTTAGCGGATCAACCAGTACATGCTGAATCAGCAATGACCGCCGCTTCAATTATGGCACAGAACAATGTATGGTATCCCTACGTTGAGATGGCTGACGATCCTGCTCTTAAAGGATTGCCAGCACAGTTACGCATGAATGCCATTGCCAGTCACGGTGGAACTACCAAGTCAAACTTTGAGGCATTTAGTTTAGCCGCAAGTATTGTGGGCAAGTGCCACTTCTGTGTGAAAGCGCACTACGAAACACTCAAGCAAGAAGGATACACAGTAGAGCAATTACGTGATATTGGCCGTATTGCCAGTGTTATGAATTCGGTGGCCAAAGTTCTGAACAGCTAATGCACAAAAAACATCAAGTCATCAGATGTGAAGCATATATCTTTCAAGGAGATACTTTTTCCGTTGAACAGGCTGAAAATTTTCTTAAAGAGTACGACACAGACTGTGATACTATTTTAGCTAGTGTGTGGGAAGTACCTTATTATAAAATGTCTACTAACTGGAGACAAGGGTATAAAAACCTAGTACAAACAGCAAAAAGAAAATTAAAAGGAAGAATTTTTGTTATACTTGATTCCTGGTATCAACCATATTACCAAGACTTGTTAGATCCAGCTGTTGATGATGTTTTGTTAATTGATTATTTCTTGGTTAGAATCTATAACGAAGTTGTAGTTAAAAAACTATGCGATTTTAAAAAAATACCCGATGTAAAAAATCCATTTTTATTCTTAACTGGCAAACCATCTAAACTCAACAGAACTCGATTGTTATATAAGTTACAACAGAAGAATTTGTTAGAAAACAGCATATGGTCGTTTTATCCAATTAAAGATAAAATTAATCAAGAACATTCAACTGTGCCTGAAATAACAGTTGACGAATACATTGATTTTACAAACAAATATCAACGTCAACCAGATAGTGTTAAATTTAAACCGTCTGGCCACTCTTATTTTTTTCTTCCGGTACCTTACGACGTTAAACTTTATGATAGTACAGGTTTTTCAATTGTACCCGAAACTATATTTAATAATACAAATTCGTTTGATACTGTTTTTTTCACAGAAAAAACCTGGATTCCAATATTAAATAATCATGCTTTTATAATTGCTGGAATTCCTGGTGTACTCAAACAACTATCAACTATGGGGTTCAAAACCTTTGAAGAATATTTGCCAGTTAAATATGACAACATACTTAACCACGAACAACGATTAAATGCAATTGTTGAAAACGTGGAATTTTTAGTTAATAACATCGATGCCCTAGAGAATGATTTAATTAACGATATCAAACACAATCATCAAAATTTAATAAAATTAGCTTGCAATAATGTTGATAATATTCTCAATCTTGCCAAACAGCATCAATGGCAAATTAAACAGTTTGACGACCTAGTTAACACCGCTGATAAAATTCTATAACAATTACAGATTATGGATATATAATAGTACTATGAACTATCAATCATTGTCCATGTACACCAAGTGTGACGCACGAGATTTCGTGAGTTACAACTATGAGCACATGTGCAATGCGGGTCTTGGGAAATCTAGATAACTAGAAAGTACTGCTAATAAAGACCCGCCAACTAGGCGGGTTTTCTTTTTGTAGGTAGACCAGAATTGACAGATCTAGTACAATAGAAACATGAAGGAAGCAATTCCGGGCAACAACAGAGTGTTGTAAAAATACAACAAACAAGTAGTTGACAAAAATTGCAAAGTATCATATAATTGATGCATACGTTGAGAAATCAACAATGTTCTTTAACAATGTTAGAGTTTTTGTATAGTAGCCCGCAAGGGTTGCTATATTAAAATGTATTAAAGGTTACCTACACCGTTAGGGATCTACAGCGAGGACAGTGGGGCCGCCCACGCTCAAACTAGGTCTATGAAACCGGGCAGAAATGTCCAGAAAAGCGGCGGAGCATGTAGGCAGTAATGACCGTGCAGGCCTATACAAGACGGTTGTATAGGTAGACATAGATGCACAATGGTTCCTTTAGTATTTTTTAATATAGTAAATTTTGGAGCGGTGGCCGAACGGTAAGGCAGCGGATTGCTAATCCGTACAACGTGTTAAAGCGTTGACTGGGTTCGACTCCCAGTCGCTCCGCCAAGTTTTGAGAGTCACATCGCCTGGATACTTCCTTTGGTAACAAAGCACTAGGTCCTGCAACCGTGGCTCTCCCTTATTTGCTCGATTCGTCTATCGGTTAGGACATGCGGTTTTCATCCGCATAAGAGCGGTTCGACTCCGCTATCGAGTACCAGACATGGAGATGTGGCCGAGTGGCTGAAGGCGGCAGACTGTAAATCTGTTCTGTAAAAAGCGCGGTGGTTCGAATCCATCCATCTCCACCAGAACGTTCCGGATTAGTCTCTGGATACTGTGACCCACAGGATGAGAAGTAGTGTGACAACTACGGGTGGTAGTCTTTAAACCCAAAGGCCGCTGGCAATGCGATAACGGTTCCTGTCGGGAAGCGGGTGGAAGGAGTGTGTGATGGGTATGATAGCGTCATATCTTGATACTCTATAATTACCGCCGGGGGATGCAGAGCATTTTTAAGTACATACCCTACGCCTACTTGGAATAGGAGATAGTGTCCATAGCACTGAAGAAAGGTTTAAATGTACTTAAAAATGTTTTGTTTTTATAGTCAA